GGCAATCAGATCATGGGGGGCATGCCCCCCATGATCTCATGATCAAACAGGCGGCATGAACGACAACCGGGATTAGCTTAACTCAGCCGCCAAACTGTCCAAGAAGGCGGGACCACCTCAGAGGTCGCCGGTGGTAATGTCGCCGGTTTCGACCGTGCAGGTCGCGTTGGCATGATCGACAGAGGCGATGATGCCAAGCTGGATGACCTGCCCGGTCAGCTGTTCATGATCTTGAGATTGCGCCATGGGCGGACCATGGCGCGCGGCTCTCCCCTTTTCGCGGGTGGGCATTTGTAGAGGCCGCCTCTACAAATGTAGGCAATTGCGGGGGAAAGTTTGCTGACAGGCGAACCGATCAGCGCTCAGCAAGGTGCGTGCAAAACACCTGCCGAAAGTCGGCATGAAAATGATTGAAGCCTAAGATGACCGATGAATTTATTGTATGGAGGAAACGCGAGTGTACGACTGGCCGGAGACATGCCTCTACAAAAACATGGGCGCCGAAATACCCCATGCTATTGGTACAATTACGATAAATGCTACCTATCTTGAGGGAACGATTGAGAGGATAATCTGGCAATATCTCAGCGTCGATGAGGAAACGGCGCCATTTATCACTACGCATCTACCTAACAATTCTCGGGCGGAATTACTACTGAGCCTCATCGATCTTCACGAGCGAGACATGGAGCTAAGGGAAGCTGTGCTTCACTGTCTTAAAGCGGCGCGCCGCCTAACGGACAACCGAAACATCATTGTCCATGGGCTGTGCAGTCCAGATGCGGGGAACGTCATTATTGTGAAACGTACGGCCCGAAAGGCGCTCAGCCGGCGAACCTATCCTTTAACCGCCCGAAATATCGCAGAAGTGGGATTAGGTTTTAGGAGATACTTTCACTTTGCTACTGTCATTTGCGAGCATCTAATAGCAAGAAAGAAAGGTCAATTTATTAAGCTCTTAGAAGCACCTGAATTGCCAACAGAACTGATCTCCATATAATAATAAACTATTATCCATGTGTAACATATATGGCAAACACAAGTTGTATTTTATAGATGAAGATTGATATTTTCAGTCGATCCGATCCGAGTAAAGCACCAATCCCCTTCTCTATTTACAATCCATCTATTCCCGCTTTTGTCATAACGGAAGCCGGTAATGTGCCAGACTTTAAACACGTCTATGTAAGATATTCGCCCCATGATGTGATTTGCCAAAGGAGAAACAGCGTCGATCCATGCTGCTTTCTCACAAATCTCACCTGGGCGGAGGGGAAGCACATATTCTTTTGAGCATCGCTCCGACGCACGCCAATCTTGAAATGAGGCAGGCAGATTTTCTAACGCTTCGATATGAAAACCTAGAATAAATCCGGTTGTCTTTCCTTGGTTCTCAATTGCGACTCGATATTCCTTTGTACGATTGCGCTTTAGGCTGCTGCCAATGATGAACAGAGCTGCCTCAGATGAGTGCGTCCGCTCCAGACCAATCCTCACCTGCTGTAAGTTATAGATAAAGAACGGCACGCCTATCGCACTGATCACAGCACCGATCAGCGTGCATACTGCCGAAATTTTGGTCCACCAGGCGTTCGATTGCTCCACAGCGGCGGCCGCGACGACGCGCTGATTGTCAAAAACTGATTGGTCAATCTTAGATATGCATTCGGCTACATCATTTGACGCCACCTTTAGGCAGCGTCGGTAAATTTCAGCTTCGCTGATCAATACTTGGCTTCTTGCATTGCTTTGCGCTGCCATCGATATGGTGCTGTCAACCTTCATCAGATCCACCACCAGCGCTATCGCCGCGCAGACAACCAGCAGAACAAGCATGCAAATAACAAGGCCGAGCTTTGTCGGCCTCAACTTCCGAATTAGCGTCAACGCGCCCCCCGACTGCCTCTCAACCAGCGATGGCCTGGCTGTCTCACAGGATAGGCGCGGCGACAAGATTGATCTGGCCGTGTTAGTCTTCCTGAATGGGCGCTTCTGGCTCAAGATCAGGCGAGGGGGCAGCGATGACGCCAAGACCAATCTTATGGGCAACGCCCCGAGCCACTTCCTCGACGCGCACCTTGGTGGCGACGCGGTCATAGGTGCCGTCTTCCTTTAGCACCGCATTGACGTCCCGCTTGTGAACGATATCCCCGCTGGTGAAGGTGACAGGGACCGAACGAGTTGCCGAATTGTAGGCGCCGATTTTCGTTTGCATGGTCAAGTCCTCAGTAGCCGATTGCGAAATAGGTGAAGGCGGTCCCCGACGCAGCCGGCGAACCGGAAGCGGTCGAGGAATAAACTCGCATGTTGGACGCGGTCATGTTTCCGGTGGCATGAAACGCTGAGGGCGCCGCCGCCGCGACGTTACTGGCGAGCCCAACGAAGCCGCCATTGGGGAAGGCCATGGGAAACGTGACCAACTGTGAGCCGGTATTGTCCGTATGCGAAGCCTGCCCCCACTGGACGATGAGGCCACCGGGCAGCTTCTGAAACCCGGATGCGGTTAATGCCTGGTTGGTGCCGGTGAAGTTGGCGAGAATGGCGAAGGCGGACGCATGCAGGCCGTCCAACATGTCGGCATCCGACCCGGAGCCGGAACCGTCATTGCCAGCAGTCCATGCCAGGGAATTGTTCACATAGAGTTCCTGACCAGGCATCACATAAGCCGAGCCGTTGTTCAGGACGTAGCGGGTGCCGGCGGCGTTCAAATAGATGATCCCGATCGCGCCGCCAGTGCGATAGGACCAGAGGTCGGCATTGACCTTGAAATCGCCGGTGACGGTATCCCCCGCTTTGTTGAGGGGGGTGTAGCCGAGGCGCGCGATGATATTGCTGTAATAGCTGCCATCCTGACCATCGAGAAGGTCGGCATCGACGCCTGATCCAGAGCCGTCAACCGTTAGCAACTTGGCCTTCACGTCCGCAGCGGTGTAGGCCGTGACGTTGAGAGGCGTGTAGCCGAGGCGAGCGGTGATGTCCGCATACCAGGCGCCTTGCTGCCCATCGAGAAGGTCGGCATCGAGAGTGGAGCCGGAGCCGTCATTTCCTGCCGTCCATGCAACCGCCCCGTTCACGTAAAGGTCTTGACCGGGCAATTCGTAGGCCGAGCCATTATTCAGCAGATAGCGCGTGCCAGCCGCGTTCAGATAGAGAATGCCGATCGCCCCACCAGCGCGATAAGACCAGAGGTCAGCATTGACCTTGAAGTCGCCGGTGACGGTATCTCCCGCTTTGTTGAGCGGGGTATAGCCGAGGCGCGCCGTGATGTTCGTGTAATAGCCGCTGTCCAACCCATCGAACAGATCGGCATCCAAGCCCGACCCGGCGCCGTCGTTGTTTGGTCCCCAAGGGATATATCCCAACCGCGCGGGGATGTTCGCATAATAGGCGCCATGCTGGCCATCGAGCAGATCGGCGTCCAGGTTGTTGCCTGCCCCTTCATCCTTGAGGGCGGCGCCTTTCAGTTCGAGCGCGCCGCGCATCAGGGCTGCGGACGTGATGGTCAGCAGCGTTTTGACGAAGGCCGAGGGCGCGCCATCTCCGAATCGGGAGTTGATCCAGCTGGTGACAGCCGTTTTCATGCTCTTGGGCGTGACGGCGCGGGTGGTGTCGACGCCGGTCGTCGCCTCGTCCTCTGTCGAGAGTTCTACCACACCCATTATCTCGGTCGTCGCCGGGGGATTGAGGAAGTTCGCATCGCCAAAGGTCAGCAGGTCAGCGTCCACGTCCGCAAACTGGACGTCGATCGCCAGCAGCATCATAGCTTGCGCCGACTTTTCCAAGATGACGTCAGCCTGCCCATAAACAGCGAACAGGGTGCCATCGGCCAGATAGAGAGCGAAGCTGCGCACGGTGAAAACGTCCACGCTTTCATCCCGAACGATTAGGTGGATGGTGTCGTCGGCAACGACATCGCCCGAAATCGTGGGGACGCGCTTATATTCACCAGGCAGCGCCGTGATGCCGACGCCGGGAACGACGGCGGTCGCGGTCAGGCCGACCTGCGAGATTGTGACGGGCGCCGTCCCGGTGTTGGCGGCATTGACCAGGGCGGCGCGGCCAGCGTTGGTGACGATTGCGATTAGGGCCATGGTTCCTCCGGTCAGGCCGCCGGCGCCGTGCAGGACAAGCGGGCGTAGATGGTCGGGCGAACAGCCGCGATCAGGCCGATGCTGGCCTTGGCGGTGATGCCCTGGGTGAAAGTGAAATGGCTGCGCACCGGCTTGGCGCGACTGACTTCGGCAATGACCTGGTCGACGAAGGCAGCAGACGCCGGCGCGCCATTCTGATCGAGGTTCAAGACCAGGCTGAAGGTGTGCGGATCGCCCTTCGGCTCCATCTGCCACCATTCGCGGATTGCGACTGATCCGCCGAAGCTATGGACAACGGCGCGAACGGATGCGGCAGTACCCTTCTGACGCGCAATCGGGATCGCCTTGCGGACGCGCTCGCGCTTGATGGCGTCGGTCCAGTCGGACGACCAGTTGTCGAGCGACAGGCCCCATGCGAGCCAGGGCAGCAGGCCGATCGGGCAGGTGTCTGGCGACCAGACAGAACGGATCGGCGTCGGAATATCGAGCATGCCGGCGGCGACCTGTTCCACGGCCTTCTCCAGCGGTGTAGAGCCGGGGGGCAGCAGCGACGGATAGATCATTCGCCCGTTCCCGCGTAATTGACCGTCGTGCCGGTGCAATAGGGTGCCTGGGTCCGCGAGATGACGATGTCGGCCGCCGGCGACGTCAGGACGACATTCTGGACGCCCTCGACATGCAGGGCGGCAAAGAGGGCCGATCGGGTGATGTCGCGGCCCAGGCGGTGGCTGGACTCGACATAGGCGTCTAGGCTCGCCTGCGCGGCGGCCAGAACCACGCCGCCATCGGGACCGCTGAAGGTCGTCAGGGTGGCGACGACTGCGTAATTCACGATTTCAGCGGACTGAACCGTGACGAAGTCGGTCAGAGGGCGGCGTGTTTCATCCGACACATAGGCGGCGATCGTCGCAATCAGTTCTGGGGAAGCGGCACCGGAGCCGGTGCGGGAGAGGATCGAAACCAGGACTTCGCCGGGGTGGGGGCTGGTCGCGCTGGCGTCCAGCACGTCGCCATCGGCGGAGAGGGCGTGAAAGATATAGGCGCCTTCCGGTCCCGCGACCGAATAGCCTTC